CGTTATTCAAATCTTTGTCTTACAAGATTTGTTAAAGGCTATGGGCACAGAAGAAAATTCTGAAGGTACAAAAGAAGAATGCCTACTGGCCGGAATCAACAGAGCCCTTGCGGGTTTCGCACGAGATCCTATGATTTTCTCTCGTGCTACAGCTTGGGAACTTATGTATAAGGGCTCAGTTCTGCACGATATTTGGATGAAGCACGGTCGGTTTTGGCACGTTAAAATAACGGAGGAGTAAATGTATGCAGAGGTATGAAACACCAGAATGGGCTGAGCTGGTAAAATTACAGAATAAGTGGCCCTCCCAAGATATATTAACTATCACTGGGTTTATGAATCACCAAGAGTTTCTTGAACATTTAAAAAGATGGAAAGAAACTATAACGGAGGAGTAAAGCAAAATGAAAATCATTAGCCATACAAGGGGAAAGAAGTGTTTGGATACGAAAGAATAAGTTTCAATGGCAAGGCTGACTTTGATTTTACATCAGAGTCCGCGAACATCTGGCTAAACTTCAACAATGGATATGCTGGGTATCTTGAATTTAAAAATTCATGTTGGAGTTTTAGTGTCCTGAACGAATACCATCGAATGAAAAAGAGACCTTCGATGCCTATTGGCCGAGATAACTTCAAGCAGTACGCCAGACTACACACCTGCTGGAAAACTTGGAACCTTCACAATCACGACCTACTGGAAGCAGTAACCTTTGTTAGCAGTTGGCTAAATCCCAGAAGTGGAACGCTGAGAGGCACATCTTTAGGTAAAGGTGACGGTGAGGCGTTGACTTTTTTTGCGGGTGGTCTAGGTCTATGTCGTGAGCTAGAGAATGGTCTAACTGTTTCTGTTGTCATGCACGAGATGAGCTATGGCGGCAATAGAGGACTCTGGGAATTAGGAGTCGGGCAGACAAAAGATCCTGATAAGTGGATGACCATGGACATCTTTGATTCTGATGATGATGTGGTCGGTTTTATGAATACAAGAAGGGTCGCGGAATATCTACAAACAATTGAGGAATGGAGGAATGAAAATAGTTGATCTGGAAACTTACAGAAACCAGAAAGACCTGGTAGAAGTCTTAAAGCTTCTATCACCAGAAGAAGTAGACAATCTTTTTCTATCTGTAGAAGATGACGAAAGATTGACTGAATATTTAGTTTTACTAATGTACAAGTACAACATAAGGAGATACTGAAATGATTAGACACATAGCTATAAGCTTGGCCGCACTACTGAGTACTTTCTGTATTGTGTCTGGTATCGTCTTGATGCAGAACATCGCAGTAGTAGAATTTCAGATACTGGAAATGGGAGGGACTGTTAGTCTCAGAACAAAAGTATTATCATACTATATGCCAGCAATCTGCATAGTGCTGGGTCTGGTATTACAAGTAGTGACGTTCAACATTTATAAAAGGGATTGAAATGAGAATTAGAATATCCAGAACCGTTAAAGATAACGGTAGACCTGTGGCCTATACTGTAAAGATAGGAGGTAGAAAATTTCCCAAGGGTCATGGGAATTTTTACTTTCCTAAAAATGGTAAGAAGCGATCTGCAATTTTGATGGCTCTTATTGACCACGGATCAGAGTCTAGTTGTGACTGTGAAGAAGGTAACGTGAATGTCTCCAGTTCAAAAGAAAGTTATTTTAATAGAGAAGAGATATGAAAGTTTTAATAGTCGCTGAATTTTCTGGAACAGTTAGGGAAGCATTCAGAAGCAGAGGCCATGACGCTTTCTCTAATGATCTTCTACCGTCTGATGATGGTAGCCCCTACCACCTACAGGAAGACTGTATAGACGCCATCAGGAGCGACACATGGGATTTCATAGGTATGCACCTACCATGTACAGCGTTGGCTGTTAGCGGCAATGCTACGTATGGTAGGGGAATGCCTAAGCATCATGCCAGGCTAGAGTCTATTGACTGGACTATGGCAGTGTGGAATTTAGCAACGACTGTATGTAATAAAGTCTACTTGGAGAATCCTGTCGGGGTTCTACCAATGAAAGCCAGCCAGTATGTACAGCCTTGGATGTTTGGACACCCTGAGTCTAAGAAGACTGGACTTTGGCTGAATGGACTATCACCATTAGAGGAGACTGATAACGTCAAAGAACAGTTCGACAATCTTCCTAAGAATCAACAACAGAGATTGCACTACTTGCCACCATCAGAAGATAGGTGGAAGATACGTAGCAAAACTTTCACTGGTATTGCAAATGCAATGGCAACTCAATGGGGTTAATGATGATTTTAATTGACACAAACGGAAAGCGTTGGAAGCTTCACAAGCGATTGAAAGCTGATAGCATCAATCAAATTTATCCGAATCATTCGCAGATGAATCTCAGCAAAGAGAAAGACGACGCACCAACTACAGCTTTAACAATACCTGACTACATTGTAGACAGGTGGATCAAAGGTGAGATACAGGTACAAGTAATATGAAACTTCTAGATACAACAGGCGATAACACAAAGTTAGAAAAGACTAACAAAGGCAGTGAGTACAGAGTAGCTGGTCTCACATTGTTTCCTGATGACAAGCTATGTCCTGCCAGACACATAGCAGAGTGCGCTGGTCCATGTTTGCAGAGTGCTGGACGTGGGGCTATGTCTAATGTTATCAGCGGCAGGAAAGCTAAGGCTGCGTTCTATCACAGCGATACTGCCGGATTCCTTGACCAGCTTCGCAAAGAGATTACAAACTTTGAGAAGCTTTGCAACAAGACAGGAAAGAAACCTGCCATAAGATTGAATGTACTTAGTGACATACAATGGGAACGTCATGGTATTCCCCAGGAATTTCCTGATGTATTGTTCTATGACTACACCAAAATATCTAAACGATTGGGGAAAACTCCCAGTAATTACAAGTTAATGTTTAGTTATAGTGGTGCAGACAAATACCAAAAGCATGTGAAGGAGGCACTAAAGACTAGCGTACCTATGTCTGTAGTTTTCAAAGGCACATTACCTGAAACTTATTCAGGAAGGAGAGTGATTGACGGAGATAAATCTGACTTAGATAACCTGTTCGCTGGCAAAGTTATAGTAGGTTTGCGAGCCAAAGGTAAAGCTAAAACTGACACAAGTAAATTCATAGTGGTTGCAAACACATGATACAAGACAATTTAATATTTGTTATTTGGTTCTCTCTGTTAATGCTAATACTATGTACATACGGATTCTACGAAGGTATGATTCCATTGTGTGACTATCTTATATGTTTATTTTTAGCAGTCGCAGGTTCATTCGTAGCTTTTTTTATAAGGATTGATGAAGATGATTAACTCAATTTATGTCCGAGATATTAATTCTATCAACATTCAAGAAGATTCAAATGGTGTAATAACTTTTGTTTTCAAATCTGAAGATGATTACATTAATATTGACTGCGGTATTCCCGCAAGCCTCAGCATGATCATTTCTTCTGATAGAGACATAGAAGACAGTACGCTACTTCATACACTGCTAGGAGCTGCCTATGCACATAAGCATTCTTAAGTATCACAACTTCAAAACTCATTCGGGTTTAGTGGGATTAAAACCTGGAGAGTGGACTGTTATAGAAGGTGACAAAAATAAAATTATTGAATCATTAAACAAACACATTAAAGGGAGATATTCTATAGAAGAAAACATTGGAATCTTTGCAACAGGAAACTACTTAATTACTATTGAGAAATGATATGAAAACTCCTAAAGTAAATAGCTTTTATAAAGTAAGAACCGGACCTCACCCTGCTACTGTTGTTAGAGGAAGGAATTCAACATGGAAAAGTATGCTTACTGACATGCCTGTTGGATCATGGATGCTGATACCTGATAAGAAACGTGCGTCTGCACTAGTATCTGCTAATAAGTATCTTAAAGGTAAGTACAGTTTACTAAGGTGCAAAGATCAACGAGCTTACGTTTTGATTAGGAAATAATAATGTTAATCATTCGCAAATGTCCTCTTACTGGTGTACAAAACAGGAAGGAGATTGAGGTAACAGAAGAACAGATTAGACTTTGGCATGAAGGAACCTTGATTCAAGACGCTATGCCTAACCTTACAGCTTCTGAACGTGAGTTCATTAAGACTGGCATCACTGATGAAGCTTGGGAAGACTTAGGGTATAATAGCTAATGCTCAAACATGACGAAGAGATTTGTATTATTTGTTGTAACAAGGAGTTACGACATAAAATGTTTTACTTCGACAAGTTGTTGTACTGTTACAAATGTACTATGAAAAAACTTGGTAAGCGTAATGCTTGAAGATGCTACACTATCAGAACTATTCCAATACTGGCTTGAAAAGGAGAGATTAAATTTGGAAAAACCAGAGACGCTTGTGAGCGAGTTCGACAATAAAGCTACACTCTTTACACGTAATACTAAAGTACATATAACTTTTTCAGATGGATCTAATTATGAACACTTTTAAAATTGAAACTGGACCTGCACCTAAGACTGTTAAGCGTGGAGGAAAAGGCAAATGGCAGCAGTTATTTGCAGAAGCTCAAACAGGACACTGGGTAACTATCCCTGCAAAAGACAGAGACAAAGCTAACCAGGCAGGTAATAGGTACAGGAAAGGAGGATATAGTCTTCAGAAACTTGAAGAAGGTGATGACTACGTTCTGGAATTTAAATAGACTTTAACTTTAACCCGCCCCGATGGTGAAATTGGTAAACACAGGAGACTTAAAATCTCCCGGCCTAGCGGCCTTGCCGGTTCAAGTCCGGCTCGGGGCACCACCTTAAAGAGTTAATTATGAGCATTGATGCATACTCAGAAATTCAAGAAACCAGAGATACTCGTATAAGATTGTTAGCTGAGATAGAAATTCTTGAGTGTATCTTAAAACAAATAGATAGAAAACAATCTGAAAGTTTAGAACTAGACAAGATTGAAACAATAGTAGAACGATTTGATTGTTATTCAGAACTTCATTCTTTGATTAATAAAAAATTAAACGATTCCGAAATATTCTTAGAGCAAATTAGCAATGATTAAATCTTTTAGAAACAGACTAGAGCAAACTATTTTGAGAGGTTTAAGAAGATCCTTCTGGATGTTAGAGGAACAATGGGAAAAAGAAATACGTAAAGAAAGAGAAGTATTTAGACAGCCTATAGTAATATGGGACTCTCCTTTAAGAACTGCTCAAGATACTTACGAAGAAGTACAAAGGCTTAATAGAATTTTTCAAGACATATGCATAGAGTTAAATTCTAGTAAATCTTTTAGCACTCCACAGAAAATAAGATCAATAATTGAAGTATTAAAGGATGACAATAATATAGAGTCAGAAATTAAAGAAAGCTTAGAGCTTTTAATACTCTTAAGAAAAGAAAAGAAATGACTGAAGACATTGAGGAGTTCTGGAAACTTCTAAAACAAGAAGAAGATTTTAATACATTCATTGAAAATGCAAAGGTTTTAATATATGTTCTTGAAAACGATGCTGAGTTTGCTAATCCTATTGATGATTTCTTTTAACTCTTTTGCTGATAGAAGTTTACATTGTATGGCACAGAATGTTTACTTTGAAGCCGCATCTGAATCTTTCATAGGTCAGATAGCAGTTGCCCAGGTTGTTATGAATCGGGTAGAATCAGAACACTTTCCTGGAAATCCATGTGATGTTATTTTTGAAGGTCCATCATACATTTCTGCTAGGGGAAACATCCTACCCATAAAACATAAGTGTCAATTTAGCTGGTATTGTGATGGTTTACCTGAAAGTATAACAGATAGGAAGGCTTGGGATATGGCCGTTAATGTTTCTATGAGGGTTCTATTAAAAACATTACCTGATATAACCGAAGGTAGTATGTGGTATCACAGTACTAGTGTTAATCCGTACTGGTCAAATAGTAAAACTAAAGTAACACAGATAGACAATCATATTTTTTACTCCCCGTAGCTCAATTGGATAGAGCATTAGCCTTCTAAGCTAAGGGTTGTAGGTTCAAGTCCTACCGGGGAGACCAATTCAAGGATATAAAATGAAGAAGCTTTTAGAAATTTCAATATGGACAGTTATGATAATAGGTTTTACTATTGCTTTTCCGGGTATATGTTTAGTTCTATTAGGTATTCTTTTAACACAGTACAAAGAAGATGAATAAGAAACCAGTTAAATTTTTAGAAGCTCTTGAAAATGATCCTGAAACTGTTATAGTAATTCTTGTTGGCCTTGGCCTGATCATTTGGGGGCTTGACATCTTCTAAAAAATATGCTATAATCAATAAAATCAATTGCTTACGGAGGTTCACAGGATGATTGAAGATGATATAGATGAGTTCTGGTGTTACCTCTTTGCTATGAGAATTGGTTCTAAGCTTCCAAAAGATAGAGTTAAAAATAAATTTATTACATTTGTAAAACAGGAGGTAGTAAGATATAATTTAATTTTAAATGAAGAAGAACTTCTAAAACTTTTTATAAAGTTTTTAGAAAATCTTTCTGATTGAAGGGGTTGTTTCCCCGTAGATGATGTGTAATAATTATTAGTTCTAACTAAGGAGATGTGTTTCAATGCAAAACATTAATGGTATTCCGCAAGTAGTTGAAGGTGTAGCTTACTACAGTAGTGTTACTATTCCTAAGCCTGACTTCAACGGAGAAAAGAATCTTTACATTGTAAATCTTGCGGTGTCTGATGACGTGTTTCAGAAGTTTCAAGATGCTGGATACAATTGTGGTATGAAGCCAGCAGGACGTGCGTCATTCACAGAAGACCCGGTGATTACATTCCAGCAGTGGGAACTGGGTGCCAAGGGTAAGCCAAACCGTAAGCCTCGTCTTGTCGATCAAGATAAGAATGATGTTGACGTATCACTTGGTAATGGTTCTAGGGTTGCTGTGCAGTGGCGTCACTCTGAGTATGGTGATGGCAAGTACCGTCGTCCCATTCTTGAGAATGTTCAAATCATTGACCTGATTGAATATCTAGGAGACAATGCTGAGTCCGGCGACTCTGGTGGATCATTAGCCTTTTAAAAGGAGGTAACATATGGAGGAAGAATCTAGACCTGTTGTGACAATTAACAACGTAGAGTATCCCGTGGAAGAACTTAGTGATGAAGGAAAGTTTGGTTATTCCTTACTAACTGAGATTGTTCCTGAGATCAATGCGTTGACTAAACGTCTAGCAGTTCTAAATGCAGCACGTTCTAACATCGCTCAGAACATTGAGCATTCAGTTAAAGGAGATGAGGGGGAGTCGTAAAAGGCTCCCCAAACCTTTATGGCATATGAAAAAACACATGAAGATTGTCCAGCTTGTGGACATAAAAAATGTTTAACCATTAATACTGATGGTACAGCCTGGTGTCATTCCTGTGCTAAGTATTACAGAAACTATAAGGAGGAAGTAGATACGGTGGAACCGTCAAAGCCTACTTTGATAAAAGATAATTCCAGTCCTACTGACGGAGGATTTAATCCTTTGACAGATCGTGGTATTCAATTAGATACCGCTAAGAAGTTTGGAGTTAAGTCTGTTATTAATAGTGAGGGACGTGTCCTGAAACACTTCTACCCCTATTACAATGGTTCTGAAGAAGTGGCTTATAAAACTAGAGTTGTGGACTCTAAGGGATTTCTAAGCAGCGGTCCTATTCAGGAGTGTGGTCTGTTTGGTCAGCAGTTGTGCAATGATACTGGCGGTAAGTATCTCACCATCACTGAAGGTGAGTGTGATGCTATGGCGGCGTATGAGTTGCTTGGTTCTAAATGGCCGGTGATCTCTATCAAGGGTGGCGCACAGTCAGCAGAGAAAGATGTTAAAGCTAATATAGAATTTCTAGAACGCTTTGATCACATCGTCATTGCTTTTGATGCTGACAAGCCGGGACAAGAGGCAGCAAAGAAAGTGGCTCGTTTGTTGAAACCTAACAAGGCAAAGATAATGCTAATGCCTGAAGGTTTCAAAGATGCTAATGACATCTTGAAAAAGAATGGTCATGGTCTTTTTGTCTCATCATGGTGGAATGCTAAAACCTATACACCTTCTGGTGTTATGAACATATCTGAGAATAAGGATAAGTTTCATAACCGACTGAAGAAGGAAGCGATTCCTTATCCTTGGGAAGGTCTAAACAAGAAGCTTGAAGGTCTGAGGCAGGGTGAGTTAGTGACTCTTGCCGGTGGTACAGGTCTTGGTAAGACTTCTGTTACTCGTGAGCTTGAACACTGGTTGATCAAGAACTCCAAAGATAACATTGGTATTATAGCTTTGGAGGAGGACTGGACTAGGACTGTTGATGGTATCCTGTCTATTGAAGCTAATGACAGACTCCACATTGATAGGATCAGAGAAGGTTATTCTCAGGAAGAACTTTCTATTCTATTTGATGATGTCTTTGTTGATAACGACAATAGAGATCGGGTGTGGATTCATGCCCACTTTGGAAGCAATGACATTGATGGAATCTTTAGCAAGTTACGTTACATGATCATAGGTTGTGAATGTAAATGGATTGTTATTGACCACCTGCACATGATGGTGTCTGCTACTCTGGAAGGTGATGAACGACGTTCTATTGATTCCATTATGACACGCCTCAGAAGCCTCGCAGAGGAGACTGGAGCAGGGCTAATACTGGTGTCCCACCTCAGGCGTATTGACGGCAACAAGGGCCATGAGAAGGGCGCTGAGACCGACATAAGTCACCTGCGTGGATCACATAGCATTGGCCAGGTTTCTGATTCTATTATTACTTTAGAGAGGAACCAACAGTCTGATGATCCAGTTGAAGCTGCTACCACTCGTGTAAGGATTCTGAAGTCACGCTATACTGGTGATGTCGGTGTCGCTACACACTTGCTTTATGATAAGGAAACTGGTAGGCTTTCTGAGGTTGAGTATTCTGATGTTGAATTTGAAAATTCGGATGAGATGGCTTTTGAATGAAACTTTTATTTGACATTGAAACAGATGGTCTAGACGCTTCTGTAATATGGTGTCTAGTAATTCAAGATGTTGATACAAATCAAGTATGGGAGTATTCACCAAATGAAATAGAAGATGGTGTTAAGCTGCTATCCAAGGCAGAAGTGTTGGCAGGTCATAATATAATTGGATTTGACATTCCTGTCTTGGAACAACTTACATCATTTAAATTAGGTTCTCAGAGAATCATAGATACTCTTGTTCTTTCGAGATTGTTCAATCCTGTGAGGGAAGGTGGTCATAGTCTAGGTATGTGGGGTCAGCGTCTTGGCCTAGCTAAGATAGAGTTTGATCAGTTTGAACGCTACTCTAAAGAGATGATGGAGTATTGTAAGCGGGATGTAGATTTAAATGTTAAGGTGTACCATGCTCTCAGAAAGGAGAGTGCTGGGTTTGATCCTAAGTCTATTGAAATTGAGAATGAATCTGCACGCATCTTGAAAGATCAGGAAGCTTATGGGTTCTACTTCGATGAGTTTAAAGCAGAGATGTTGCTGGCATTGATGCGTGAGAAGATGTCAGCAACTCAGCAAGAGGTTGAGAAAGTCTTTAAACCTAAGATTGATGAGAGGTATATTTATCGTAAAGATAATAAATCAGGTAGTTTAGCTAAGACTGGTAGCTGGGATAATCCCAACGGTAAAGGTGTTAGACTAACTCCTGATGAGTACGAGAAGTTTGTACAGATGCCAGGACTATTTAGCTTAACACGAAAGACTATGGTTCCTTTTAATATAGCATCACGTAAACAAGTAGGTGAGTATCTTCAGGAGTTTGGATGGAAGCCAAAACAGTTTACGGAGAATGGCAGACCTGTAGTAAATGAAAAGACCCTCTCTCAAATTGAGGACATTCCTCAGGCAGATCTTATTAAAGATTTCCTGATGTATCAGAAACGTGAAGCTCAGATTAAATCTTGGCTTAAGGTTCTTGGTGAGGATAATCGTGTACATGGTTTTGTTATACCTAACGGAACCATTACAGGACGTATGACCCACAGAGATCCTAACATGGCACAGGTTCCTAATCTGTCTTCACCATATGGTAAGGAGTGTAGAGAGTGTTGGACAGTACCTATTGGATATAAGCTGGTAGGTATTGATGCCAGTCAACTTGAACTGAGAATGCTTGCTCATTACATGAACGATGGGGAGTATATAAATGAAATTATTAACGGAGACATACACACCGCTAATCAAAAACTTGCAGGACTTGAATCAAGAAATCAGGCTAAGACTTTCATCTATGCCCTCTTGTACGGAGCAGGAGATGAAAAGCTTGGGACCGTGGTTGGAGGAGGTTCAAAAGTTGGTGCTGGACTTAGACAATCATTCTTCGATAATCTACCATCATTTAGAGATCTTAAAAGAAGAGTATCAACAGCGTCTGAAAAAGGATTCCTTAAAGGTTTAGATGGCCGTAAGATATTTGTCAGGTCTGAGCATTCAGCACTTAATACGCTTCTACAAGGTGCTGGAGCTATAGTTATGAAGCAAGCTCTTTTACTCTTTGAGGAGAGTATCAGCAATTTAAAAGCCAGGATAGTAGCTAATGTTCACGATGAGTGGCAGGTAGAAGTACACGAGGAGATTGCTGACTTGGTTGGTGAGCTAGGTGTTGAAGCTATTATAGATGCTGGAAAAGTTTTAGAACTTAAATGTCCACTAGATGGAGAGTATAATGTCGGAGACAACTGGGCTGAAACACATTGATGACTTATCCTTAAAAAGTATATCGTGTGAGCCAGATGAGTACGGAGGATTCTATGCTGTGTTTGATGATGGTTTAGATATTCAGTATGAACCACGTAAAACAATTTTTAATCCTGAGAAAAGAACACTTTGGATACATGCTGATCCAGATAAAGTAGATATTGCTTTCTTTCACAATAAGTTTGAACTCGGCTATAACACTGAAAATGAAACAGGAGTTTGGTTGTCTGTACATGATGAAGAACTTTATTATCATAAAGATGTTATTTCAGAAATAACTTCAGAATTAGAATATCCTTGGAAAAAAGAGTCAGATACAAATGGAATCTAAAACAGAATATAGCTGGAAGTTTGACAGGATAAACTCTAAAGGAGAAACTATATTTAAACATTCTACTAATCAAACATTAGAAGATGTGTCTGAATATTTAGATTCTAATAATATTGAGTATGAAGTTAAGGCTGGCGCACAAATGCTCTGGGTATATAGCAATAGCGGTAAAAAATATTCTTATTATTACACTACAGGTAGATGGTCTTCATATGGAATGCATTTCAAAAAACATTACCGTTCTAAAAACATAGAAGATTTTTGCTCTAGGTTTTTAAATAATAGGGAGGAAAAATGAAACTAGTAAACATTCAACCAGATGAATCCCCCAGCCTTTGTAAAGGTTTGGATAGAAAAACAAGGTATGAGCTTATTGAGAAGAATCCTCAGAGTAGAGATTATCGCTTAACTATGCTGAGACATGCTAAGGATAGGGCACGCCGCCGTAATATCTTTTTTGATCTTACATTAGACGATATTAAACTTGGTACGCATTGTCCTATTCTAAACATTAAGTTTGAAGTAGGTAGGGATAGTTGGAAGAACTCTCCCTCTCTTGATAGAATTGATAATAGTAGAGGATACGAATCAGATAATGTTATTGTTGTTTGCATGATGGCTAACTCTATTAAGAATCAAGCAACTCCAGAACAGATTAGAAAGGTTGCAGATTTTTATAGTGAACTAAAAAATAATGGATCTTAGTACATTAATAGATGATATTTATTCTGCACTATCACCGCTGGAAATAGGTGAGGATCTAAATTTATCTGATGATGTCATAGAAGAGTTTGGGGAAAAGATCAAGGATGCTGTTAGGTCTTGGTCTTCTCCCCACAAACAAACTTCTGGTCTTAGAATGAGTAACATAGGAAGGCCAGCTAGACAATTATGGTTTGAGTCTAGGAGTGAAGATAAGAAAACTTTCTCTGCTCCTACACTTATTAAATTTCTATACGGGCACGTCTTAGAAGAACTTGTAGTACTTCTTGTAAAACTTTCTGGACACTCTATAACTGATCAGCAGAAAGAAGTTTCTGTAGATGGTATCATCGGACACATTGATTGTAAGATTGATGGAGAAGTAGTTGATATTAAAACTGCAAGTAACTTTGCCTTCAAAAAGTTCAGAGAAGGTACGTTACAAAATGATGATCCTTTCGGATACATGGCACAGTTAGCTGGGTACGAGGCTGCTGAAGGAACTTCTGATGGTGGCTTCTTGGCTATAAACAAAGAGTCAGGAGAGCTTACTTTGTATAGGCCAGGACCATTTAGTAAACCTAATATAACTGCTAGAATTTCTAGCATAAAAGATTACTTAAAGGTTGATGAGCTTCCTCCTAGATGTTATCCTGACGTACCTGAAGGTAAGAGTGGTAACAGGCGTCTTGGAACCAGTTGTAGTTACTGTCCTTATAAGTATGACTGCTGGTCTGATGCTAATCACGGTAACGGTCTTATTGCTTATAAGTATGCTTCAGGAATTAAATACTTTACAAGAATTGTTAAGGAACCCCAGGTGCCTAGACTTTGAACAATAAGAAATTAAAAGAAATTAACAGGCACACTGAATTACTTTTTAAAGAGTGGGTCAAGACTTTGTTACCTGAAGAAGAAGCTTTGAAGGTTGATGATGCTGACTATCGTGATCTTGTTCCTGATGAATATCATGCTCTTGTAGAAGGAACTCTAAGACTTTCTCCTAATTCTCCTAGATGGATTAAAAAGAAATTAAAATCTATTATTAAAAATAATCCTTCAGTGGATATAAAATCTTTTACGTTGGAAGATTTAAATGCCTGAAGATAATAGTTCAATGACAGTAGATCATTTTATAGTGATGCTTGCTAATAAGATAATGATTCTGAACACAGAACTAGATTATGATGATCTTATTATTCTTAAAGAATTTTTAGATAGGAGGCTGACATCGCTACAAGAAAAACTACATTAAGAAAAGCTAGAAAGAAGCGTCCTAAAAGATTTAATACTACGTATGATTCTATGTGGGAAGCTATTCTACATGAGTCAATACTAAAAGATTGGGATCATCACGTAAATAAAATATCGTATGTTGTACAGCATACCTACGAGCCAGACTTTGTTAGAAAGATTGGTAGGAAAACAATCTTACTTGAATCTAAGGGCAGATTCTGGGATCATGCTGAGTACACTAAATACATCTGGGTTAAAAAGAATCTTCCTAAGAACACTGAACTTGTGTTTTTGTTTGCTAATCCTTCTGCACCTATGCCGGGATCTAAAGTTAGGAAAGATGGTACAAAAAGATCTCACGCTGAGTGGGCAGGAGCTAATGGTTTTAGGTGGTATAGTGAAGAATCTATGCCTACCAAGTGGATAGACTGCTCTGCCAGAGAGACAGAAGATTTCAAGAAACGTAATGATAAAATAAATTTGGAGATGGAATGAGCATTAATAATATTAAACCCGGAGAATGGGATTCATTAAGAAACGATTACGGTAAAGCCCCTTTACATCATAATTATGATATGGTTAACAAGCCTCCCCACTATAATAAGGGTGATATAGAATGTATTGACGGTATCAAAGCAATGCTTTCTACAGAAGAATATATTGGTTATCTTCGCGGGAACTCTCTGAAGTACCGTTGGAGGTATCCCTATAAAAACGGAGTAGAGGATTTAAATAAGGCTGCGTGGTACGAAAAAAAGTTATTGGAGCTTTACAGTGAAAAAGAAATTGGACCGTA